ATTAGGTATTTCAGGCCACTTCTTATCTAGCACCATAATTGCAATGGCTGAGTAGTTAAGTAAATCTATGAAGGAGTCTCGGAGACTTTCGTTTGAGGGAGATACTCTGCTATCAAGGAGGTTATTGATGCGAGCCACTTTGTCCCACATTCGCACTCTGAGTCCGTTGAGTGCGCCACCTGGACTGTGAGCGATGTTCTTCGGGCCGTAATCACGATGCTTGCGGATGAGCAGATTTCCAGCGGAGTCCAAGATGGTCCAGATATCTCTAATGAACTCATCATCTATTTCCTTGTGGGGATTGGCTTGCAGGTTATCGTTCCACTCTTGTAATCTATCGAGACTATTATCATCCCCATATCCATCAATAATCTGGCTGCCTCTTGGAGATCTTTTTTCTTGCTCATTCATCGTACTCCTCCTAGTAGTTTGGTTAGTTCTTCTTTACCATTAGCCAGATAGAAGTCCGTTGCATCCATACCTGGTGGTAATTGTACTATTTGCGAGTTAAGTACCTCGCCTGCGACACGCCGAGAGAACTCTGCACCTGGGTTAGTGCCGTCTTCTTTCAGATCATTGTCGCCAACAACATATATCGTATCGAATCCATTAAATAACTTTGTATAGAAAGGCTTCCAAGCGGCTACCCCAGGGATTCCTACTGCTGGTATGCCACATACACCTGAAACTATTAGCGCATCTAACTCACCCTCACATATAACAATACGCCCGCTATCTGCTAACACATCTGCGACATTGTAGATATGAGTCTTCTGTCCTAATGGTTGCCCATACTTAGGTTTGCCTTCATCAAGGCGGCGGAACTTTACACATACACAACTACCAGTAGCAGAGAAGTATGGAATAGATAACCAACCAACAAACTGTTCGTGTCCATTGATAGGTTCTGTAACAGTACCCAAAGAGAACTGATTGGCTACCCTTCTAGGTATTCCACGTCCTTCTAGATATGCTACGCCTGCCTCGTCTAGCGCTGTTGCGTACCTCGTAACCGCCTGCAGAAGCGATCTCGCTTGCTCGTTGTAGTGCATCCTTAAATCCCAGTCCTTCCTTTTCCATTACCACTTGAACCCCAGTTCCCCCTTTACCGCAAGTGTGACAGTAATAAAGGTTATCGTAGGTGTTAATCACTGCACTCCTACGAGAGTCTTCGTGCATACAACACCTAACTGATGCACTCCTGCCGTGCCTTACTTCACCTCCATAGAAAGTAACTATTAACTCTATGGGGATTGAGTCTGCATCAAGGTTGGCTTTTGATCCTTTCGGACGTACCAGCCTGCTCCAGTCTTGTGGTGACATCCGCAATCTCCTTTGCAGTACCCGTGCAGTTCTTCTGCCTTATCGTAATTACCTTTGGCATTAAAGTCGCCACCTACCTGACAGTCAGTGCAAATCATTCTGTCTTTTTCTTTCTTGTTGACTTTGGTTTTGGTTCTTCTTTTACATCTTCTGTTGTTGACGGGTTCGGTTCATCCTTGCCCTTCCAACCTTCCGTGCTAGTTATATTGCCTTGTGGTACTGGCATTTGTTCAATCCATTTCTCTAATGTGGTTACCACCCAAGCATCTTCGATGCTGGCATTACGCCTCTTGACTATCACAAAGGCCGGAGGTGCAACCACTTGCCCTCTAGCCTTTGCGTAGTTGTGCGCTTCCTTCAGTGCTTCGCTCCAGAAGGTAGGCAGATCTAGTTTCTTGCGGTTCTTACATTCCAAAATATAGGTCTGACCTGCGATTATGGTTACGATGTCACCCTCATCAGAGGCGCCAGCCTTGGCTAACCGCTCTGCAAAGTGACCAAGTGAGCGAATGTATTTCATTACATCCACTTCAAACTTAGAACCCTTAACCTTGTTGTACGTACCCATAGTTGTATGTATTCACCTGTGCATTCGATCGTAAGTATGCCCTCCCTTGTGCATCGTCATCTCCCACCTGACAAGCACCAAAGTTTGTAAAGAGAGTGGCGTGTCGTGAAGCATCGGCATAGTGAGGACCAAACCGATTCTTTACTGGCGCCACTCTCAGTAACCCCTGGGAAGGATCGTACCCAAGGGTCAGTATGACAGCAGGTAATTGACTTACCTTGCCGTGAATTGCACGCCGAGGAGGAGGCATTGTGGGGGAGCCGTACTCGCTGGCTTCAGAAACGTGATGGAGGACAAGAACGCACGCCTCTGTTTTTCTAGCCATATCGTGCAGATTCATCATAATATCTCGTAGCCCAGCCCACTCGTTGTCGTGTTCTGCCGCTACATTCATTAAGTTATCTATGATTATTAGTTCAGGTGCAGCACCATAGAGTTCTATGTATGCCTTTATCTCCATTTCAATATCATCTAACGATGGGTTAGAGTCAAAGACCCAGGAGATATGACGCATCTGTTCCAGATATTCTTTGTAATAGGCTGGATCTCTAGTCAGGTTTGCTTCCACAGTTGACTGTGTATGACCTGATGTATGTGCTGCTGCTCGGATCATAGCCGTTGTAGTGTCGGTATCAGCCGAGAAAAATAGCGTTGGTGAATTTGCTTTAATTGCATAGACCAGGGCGAACATTGACTTACCTGCATTGGGTGCTGCTGCAACCATACAGACCTGACCTCTACGGAACTTTATAGATTCCCTAGTCAGTGACTTCCACACTTCAGGCAATGGAGTTGCTTTTGTTTGCACTCCTTGCCAAGCGCGATCAATCTTAAGCACTTCTCTCCCTCGGTAGAATTATGTTTCGCTTACGACGAATAACCTCTCTCTGAGTTGGTGTAAGTCCACCCCAGATACCGTGTCGTTCGTGGTTAATGCCCCATTCGGCGCATTCAAATCGATGGATACATTGGTTACAGATACTTTTCGCTCGGAGACTGTTAGTTTGATCTCCGCCCTGTTCGGGAAACCAGATGTCTCCACCGACTTGAGCACATAGCGGAGCCTCGTAGTCACGTGGCTCTCGCATCGCACTACCTTAGAAAGATTGGTTTGCACTGGTCAGGTGTACCTTTTGGAGCAGGACACATATATCCCTTCCAAGCCTTACCTTGTGCATTAACTCCACTTCTAAATGTCATCGGTCCGTGTTTACATTCGTTTGCACCTTCCGCTTGCGCTGGCGCTGAGGCTTGCGCTGGTGCGGTTGGGGCGGATGTACGAGGCTGAAAGGCGCGAGCCGGTCCAGCGCTGCCCAAAGATTGACTCACACTATGGATTAGAGTTGCTAGATCCTGTGTGGTTGCTAACTGTTGCTCAAAGTCTTGAGCGCTGTCAGCGTAGATGTTGATGAGTGTTCCGTCTGCCAACTTGAAGTTCGCTTGGAACTTAGTTGCGTCAGCCATTCTGTCCTCCTATATGTTTAATACTCAAACGAGTAGTCTCTTTTCCTTCTTTACCTGGCCGTTCACCAAGTAATTCTTTCCATTTGTCTTTGTTTTTCTTTTCCTTCGTTCATGGTCAAAATGTAGGTTTGGTTATCTTTTCGCTGTCCCAAGAGTCTATAATGGTTTTGGATGGGTCAATACCTCGTCCCGATTGTACCTGGTCTAATATCTTGTTAAAGACCGCATAAGCCTCATCTTGGTTTAAGAACAATGTGCCGGTTACATAAGCCCCGTCAACCTCGGTATAGTAGTGAGTTGGCTTTCCGACTGATTCCTCTTTGATAAATTCTACTTTCATAGTTTATGGTGTTTATTTTTATAAAGCAAATGTATAAATGTTTCTTAATTAGTTAATAGTTTGGTGAATTAATTAATTAACCAATATTTGTTAATAACTTAATAACCTATAAAATTAAATAAAAAAGGGGGCATTAACCCCCTTTCGCTAAATTTAGCCCAATTTTCAAACCTGTGCTTGGCCCGGTATCAATTCTACTATACCATTTTCAGGAACCTCTATTAGACGCTTTCTGGGGCCTCGTGGTGACTTTTTGGGTGGATAGATGTCCGCATCTATTTGGCGGGGCTCTAACCCCTCTACGGCTTTAATCTTGCCCCTTGCAATCTTCTGGTGTACTGCAACATAAGACATATCCGCTTCAATGGCCCACTGTGATACTGTTATTAATCTCATTGTGTATTAGTTATTAATTTACACAAAGGTATTAACTTTTCTTTTTACTACCACCTTTCTTAAAATCTTTTATTGAATCAAAATATAAACTTTCAAACTCCTTTAATTTCATGGCTAACGTCAACTGTGTGCC